TATTAAGTGGAATGATCGTGCATTGATAGTTGTAAATGCGGTAGCAGTTGCAATATTCATCAATGGTTTTGTAATTTATTTTAAGGGATAAATATTATTATGGTAAAGAAGAAGATAACTGCTACTACAGATAATTCTAAGTGGGCTGCTCCTAAGACTAGAAAGAAACGAAAGCCCATGTCTGAAGAACAGAAGACGGCAGCGGTAGAGCGCCTTGCAAAAGCACGTGAAAAGAAAGCTGCCGCAGACCCTTCTTATGGTAAATCTAATTTGCATGAGAGTTTGTGGGACTTAGCCAAAGATCATCAACTACATCCTGATAGAATCAGGGTTTGGATTAGGACACAAAGTGAACTTGCAAAGACTGAACGTGCTCTAGTCAAACAAAACATTAAAGGTGCTATTGCAAAACTTGCAGACCATGAAGGTTACGTAAGGCAGATGAAGTCTTATCTCAAACATGGTGATTGGTCTTCAATGATGTATGGTGAATACCAAGAGAAGAAGATTCGCAACCGTTGTGTTGCTCTTGGTTACTATTGGTATGGTCCAAATATTGGAAAACCCAAACGTGATGTAGGTACATTTTATCCAGATTTAGGTGCAATTTGGGAAAGTGATATGGTAGAATGAGTGATAAAAAACCTTCAGCAAATATAATCCAAGGGCCTTGGAAAAATAGAAAAATTATAATTCCAGAAATCGATGAGACTCGACAACTTGCTGATGACATCATGTTTGCAAATGATTTAACAGAAGAAATAATAGTAAACATAGTTCATGGTCTTTCTGAGAACGGTATCAATATTGATAATAAAGGGTTCGTTAAGAATTTAGGTTTCTTGGTAGAAACTTTAAAAGCAACTATATATAAAGAGTTAGACCTTTCTCATGAATTGAATATCTTGATTGATGCTATGACAAATTTGAAAGAAAATGACGATAAACAATTGGAAAGTTCTTTGAATTTGGAAACTCTAGAAGAGTTGGTAGAATTTGTAGAAAGCTTAGATGATGAATAATAATGAACGTAGGATGAATTTATGATATTAGTTGATATGAGCCAAATTATGATGGCAAGCATTATGATGCAAATGCATATAACAAAGAAAGCAGAACCAGAAGAGTCTATGGTTCGTCATATGGTTTTGAACTCTTTGCGTATGTATCGCACACGTTTTCTATCTGAGTTTGGTGAGATGGTTCTTTGTTATGACTCTAAACACTACTGGAGGCGTGATTACTTTCCAGAGTACAAACATAGTCGTAGAAAGGGAAGGACAACAGATTCTAAAGATTGGGATGCAATTTTTGGATGTCTAAATAATATCAAGGATGAGATCAAAACGCATATGCCGTACAAGTCAGTAGAGGTATATGGTGCAGAGGCTGATGATATTATTGCAACACTATGTTCTGAATATGCAGAAGAGATTATGATACTATCTGGTGATAAAGATTTTATTCAGCTACAAAGGTTTCCTAATGTGAAACAGTATAGTCCTATTACCAAAAAGATGATTAACGGCGAAGACCCTGTTAGATATATAAAAGAACACGTATTCAAAGGTGATACAAGTGATGGTGTTCCTAATGTGTTATCACCAGACAATACTTTTGTTGATGGACTGAGACAGAAACCAATGACTAAGAAAAAAATTGCAGCATGGATAGATCATAATTTTGAGGACGTTGCACCTAATGATGAGGTTAAGAGAAATTATCAAAGGAACTTAAAATTGATTGATCTTACTTATGCACCAAAAGAGTTATCTAGCGAGATACTAGATACATATAGAGAATCACCATCAGGTGTTAGAAGTCAATTACTAAATTATTTTATACAAAAGAGGCTAAGTGACCTCACTGAATCGATAGGAGAATTCTAAAATGGCTAGAGAAAACAGTTACACACCACTATATTCCGAAATTCTGAGTAAACTAGGAAAGATTAAATCTAAGAAAGATAAGGTAAATCATTTGAAGCATCATAATGATTCATCTCTAAGAATGGTTATCAAGTCTTCTTTTGACCCTAAAATTAAATGGTCCCTACCAGAAGGGGAAGTTCCTTTCGTTGCTAATGATGCGCCAGAAGGTACAGAACATTCGAATCTTGCATATGAAGCACGTAAATTATTTCATTATATTGAAGGTGGCAACCCAAAACTCTCACAGAATAAACGTGAATCTATGTTTATTCAATTGTTAGAAGCTCTTCATCCAGACGAGGCAGATATTCTTATTGCCGCAAAAGATAAAGTTTTACATCGTAAGTATAAAGGATTGTCTGAGAATGTGGTAAAGGAAGCGTTTGATTGGGATGATAATTATATGGTTGTCGAACATGAGAAATATCCACAATCGCCTGGTGCAGCAAATGGATAAGTGGATTTGTCCAGAATGTGGTCATATTCATGAAGGTGACGAATCACCTACAGAAGACTGTCCAATTTGCGGTTGCCCAGCAGAAGACTACGAAAAAGAATAAAACTTTTTTAACTTTTCATTTTAAATCAAGGACTTACTGATAGAGATTATACTTGACATTTCTTATTCCATGTGTTATATTAATAATATAATGAGAAACAAGGACATAGACATGACCCTCGAAAAACTTATTGGTAAATATGCTTATTAATATTACTGGTTCTACAAAGGCTACTAGAAAACTCGTCAACTCTTCTGCATGGTATTATGCAGAAAGGTTGATGGGCAAACGTCTTATGGAAACCCTTGAAATTAATATTAAATTGGTAAAAAAATTGACCGAAAAAGAAGGAATAGAAGCTTCTTGCATTTGGGATGAGTGGGAAGAAAGAAAAACTCCACGTACTTACACTATTGAGCTAGACTCTAGTGTATCTCTTAGAAATATATTGATCAACCTTGCACACGAATTTGTTCATGTCAAGCAGTGGGTAAAAGGTGATATGTATGAGTATATACATCCTAATAAGGTTAGGTTTATGAATAAAATTTATGATATTAGTAAAATGGACTATTATGATTTTCCTTGGGAAATTGAGGCGCATGGTCGCCAGTTGGGTTTGTTCGTAAGAATGTGTGAAGAAGACGGTCTTGGTGATCGTCAAGATATGATGGAGATTGCATAATGAGTAAGATAAAAAATTTCATGATGAGCATGGAAGAATTAGTGGATTGCGCTGTAATTGAGGGGGCAGATAATTTCAAAGAAGTTGCCGTCTTCGTTCTATACAACTGTGGTTCTATGGGACCAGTGGATGTTGAGTATTGTAAGGAGTATTATACTAAAACTAATGGGGAGATATAAATGGGTTTAATAGAAGGTCTAATTGCTGGGGTTCTTATGATCACTCCAGTAAAAGCTGAGGTTCCAGAAACGGAACCATCGGCCGAGTGTCTTGCAATGAACATGTATCATGAGGCAAGAGGGCAGGGTATTGCCGGCGTCCTTGCAGTTTCTTTTGTTGTATTCAATAGAGTTCGTGATAAGAGATTCCCTAATACAGTATGTCAAGTTATCCAACAGGGCCCGACACAGGAGAGTTGGAAAACTAGAAAGATTAAAAATCTATCTCCTATACTGAGAAAGTATTATCCTATCAGGAATCGTTGCCAGTTCAGCTGGTGGTGTGATGGTCGATCTGATGAAACTAAAGATACAAAGTTATATGCACGTTATCTAAAGATAGCAAACGGAATGATTCGTAATAAATTTAGTCTTATAGATATAACTGATGGTGCGACTTTTTATCATGCAGATTACGTAAAACCAGCATGGGCTAAGACCAAGATACGTACTATTGAAATTGGAGATCACATTTTTTACAGGTGGGAAGTTAAATGACATTTGATGAATATCAGAAATTTGCAAGATCAACAGCAGTCTATCCAGAGGATTGCAAAATCACATATCCAACACTTGGACTATGTGGTGAGGCTGGTGAGGTTGCCGAGAAGGTAAAGAAGAATATCAGAGATGGTAAGTCTCTTGATGGTGTAGGTCTAGAGTTAGGTGACGTACTTTGGTACATCTCAGCACTTGCTGATGACCTTGGCGTAACGCTAGAAGAGGTTGCACAAGCCAATGTAGACAAATTACAATCACGTAAAGAACGTGGTAAGATAGGTGGATCGGGAGACAATCGGTGAGTCATTTTAGGTTTATTGAAAAAAATATAGATGTAAGTAAGATAGTTGCAGAAATAAACCCTAGTGATTGGGATGTTGCTGGTAGTATCAAAGGTGCCGCTGGGGATTTAAAACCCTATGGATTTTTACCATTAACCATGGCAGTGATTGATAAAGAGGGTGATGACCCTAAGAATACTGAGAGACAACAGAACACTCCCATGTTTAAGACATATAAAGAGATTAGACGGTGGTTGAAATCTTATAAACTACATCGACATTCTAGGGCTGCGTTTTTCAGATTAAAACCAGGCGATACTGTAGGTTTGCACATAGATGACGGTGATTACTATCTTACAAGAGATAGGTATCATTTATCTTTACAGGGAACTTACAATTATTGGGTGGGAGATGAGATGCAAATTATAGAGCCAGGTACATTTTTTTGGTTTAATAATAAGGAATATCATGGCGCAAAAAATGTCAGTGATGTGGATAGATTGACCTTTGTGTTTGATGTCCCTAAGAGTAAAAAGAATCCATAGGTACTTGACATTTATGTACGTATCGGGTATAGTATAAGAACATTAACAACAAAGGAGTATTTTTATTATGATTGTAGGATTAACTATTATAGGTGGTATTGTGGTAGCAAACACACTTATCTGGACATTGGGACTTTTATTCTAATGAATATATTTTATCTAGATAGGAGTCCTGTCGTTGCAGCTCAAATGATGTGCGACAAACATGTTGTCAAGATGATCCTCGAATCTGCACAAATGCTATCGACTGCTCATCGTGTATGCAACGGTGATTCTTATGCAGATTCTACAGGTCTTTACAAACTTGCTCATAAGAATCATCCTAGCACAATATGGGTACGTTCTAGTCCAGATCATTATGCGTGGTTATATAATCATATGCTCGCACTCATGCAAGAATACACATTCAGATACGGTAAACACCATGCGACAGAGCGATTGATTGAACCCCTTCGCCTTGCTCCTACTAAACTTTCTTTAGAGGAATGGGTTGAATTTGTAGACCCACCACAGTGTATGCCTGAAGAATGTAAGCAAGATGATACT